TTCCGGCGTTCATACACCTCTGGTGGATAACCCAGAGGTGATAGTGAAGGCGTCTCTAATTGTTGCTTGACATTGGCCATGAGGTGATTATTTCACTTATGCCATGTCTGCGCCTACTTTGCTGACTTCAGCAACCCTGCGGCTCCAGCCCTTGCCAAAGGTTGGCCAGTGCGGCAAGTCCATCAGGAATGACAGTCTGCGCTTGCCATAATCGTCAACCAGATCGCCCTCAAATGCAGCCACAGCCTGCAAAGTCTTTGGGCCAATGCCGCCATCAGGATCAACCCCCACGCACGCTTGCAGCCACTTGGCAGCCCGACCTGGGCCGCTGTTCACCGCCGCATCGAACACCACATAGTCCACGCCAGCCGGTAGCTCATCGCCCTTGACCTTATCCCAATACTTGGCCTTGTACATCGGGCCAACAATCTCAGGGGTCAGGCCGCGCATGGTTTTTTCATCCACCTCATGGCCCACCCACTCCTCCCAGACCTTCTTGGTCACGCCGAGGTTGGTCATGCCGCCAGGGTCTGATGGATGGTTTACAAAGCCGCCTTCATGGTGCAGCACTGCGGCCAGTGCGGAGTCAAAGTTTTCTTTCATTTCACTGGCCCTGTTTTAGAGAGTAAATCGGTCTTGGCCTGTGAGCCAGCAGAGGAGCCAAAGTAGTAGGCAATGATGCCCGTCCAAGCCGTGCCAAGACTGCCCAGCATCATCAAGATGGCAGGGTTGCTGTCATCGAGCTTGTTAAAAAACATCAGCGTCATGATGGCAAAAAACCCGACAGTGACAGAGCCAGCCAGTATTGGCGGCATCAGGCTGCGGGTGGTGGCCTGCATCTCCCGTGCGCTTTTGCGGTCTTCAACTTCTAGCTTTTCAAAGTTGAGGCCAAGCTCCTGCGCCTGTTTCTGCAACTCAATCTCAGCAATCTTGACTTGAGCAATTTGCTCTGCCGTCAGCTTGTTGTTGGAGATCAGGTCGCCAACTTTGTCGGGGTCAACACCGATGGCCTTGGAGATGGCAGACACTGCCATACCGGCCAGTGGGCCACCCATTGCCGTGGCAATCGTTGGTGCAATTTGTTTAAGCCAATCCATTACTGTTTACTCCTTGAAAGCATTGTTGCGGCAATTTGCAGCATTGCACGGGCGCTGTCGAGATCTTCTGGCTCAGTAGCCCAGCCGACTGTGATCTGGCCAACAAAGCGACCTGGCTCTGGTGGCACTGAAATGCGGCATGTGTAGGCCACACCCTTAGCGATATACCAAAGCCCCATTTCACTCTGCGCTGACTTGTACTCACCGCATGGGATCTCGCTGGCCATCAGCTTGACCACATCGGCATTGTTGGCAGCGTTTGGGGTAAACAGGCCGACATCCAGCCCGTCATTCGTTTTGTCTCTGCCGTTCTTCCCATAAGCTCTGTGCAGAATGCGCGTGCCAAACATGCTGTTGACCTTGAACACCGCCACCACCAGAGCGCCAGACTGTTTAAACAGGTGGGCAGCAGCGTCTTCTACCCTGTCCTCTGCAATGCTTGGAATCTTCTTGGACTCCTTGTAAGCACCCACCAGAAGGTCTTGGTTGGCATAGACAAAGTAGCCCGCAAAGGTCAGGACAGCCATCAGCACCATCGCAAACAGACGGAACGGACTGGACACATAGGCCAGCACCTTGTCAACCAGGTTGAGGCGCTCGTCTGCCATCAGCACTTACCTTCGCATTGCTGCATGGCCTCATAGACAACCCAACCAACCCCGCCACAGACCAGCAAGAAAATCAGGAGCATCAGGATAATGGTGATGACCTCATCCATTTCTTTTTTGTGCTTGGCTGCTGCCGCCTTGCGCTTGCCCTCGGCAATGGCATGATCGCGCTCGATCTTGGCAGTTCGGGCAACGATCTTTTGCCACACATCCATCTTGTTGGACGAGAAGAAGAGCATCTTGATCTCTTCCTCAAATGCACGGGCGCTCTCAATCGCCATCTCAAGCTCAATGGCTTGGCCTTTGGCTGACCCTGAGAAGCCGCCCTTGCTGACCACTTCGATTGCGTCAGCCTTGGCGCTGAAGTACTGGCCTAAGACGGGGCCAAGACTTTCAATGTCCTGCACCGTAGCCACGGTTTTCTTGACCAGCTTGACGGCAGTGGAGATGGCGGCTAGGGCCGTAAAGGGATCCAGCATTATTTTTTCCTCTCCCGCCACTTCAAGCACCAGACCAGCAGCCGGTCAGATGACCATGACCACCTCACGCACTCAAAGACAGGCGCGGGGGCTTGGACTGCTGGCGGTGGTGGCGGCAGCGCGTCCATCTCAGCGTACCTTGAAGTGATCCCAGAAAGCCGCAGTGGCCGCAAACAGACCGCCCAGCCACAGCAGTGGCTTGGCCAGCTTGCTCAGGGTCTCCAGCACTTGGAACGCACCCTGTGCGGCAGCAAACGCCGCAGTCACATCCTTAGTGCTGGTGGTCAGGGCATCGACCTTAACCTCGACAGCAACAAGCCTGTCGTAGATTTCTCGGTGGGTGATGTCTTCGGTCATGGTGCAGACTCAAGTGCTGTGATGCGGGTTGTCAGGGCTGTGATGAGGGCTTGTTGCTCTTGCAAAGCCGCTGTCAGTGTGGCAACCAAGAAGCTGGTGTCGATGCCTTGGTAGACAGGTGCAATGCGCGTACCCATCACAGCCTCTGTGACTGTGTTTCCTTCTTCGTCCTTAACGGCTGGTGTGACTTCGTACTGTTCTTCTCTTACAGCGTCTTTCTCGCCAACTACGCACTCAGGAACAACTTCTTGTAACTCATGGGCAATAAAACCTTGGCTGTCTGAGCCGTCAGATTTCCACTTGTAGGTCACAGGCTTTAGCAGGGCCACCTTGTTCAATGCGCCTGTCATGGGGGCAATGTTTTCTTTTAGTCGGTAGTCAGAAGTGGTGACATAGGAAGTATTTGAGCCAGAGGTATTAATCGAGCCTACTGCTCCATTTGGATTATAGAATATGGCGACCCCTGCTGTAGAAGTTGAAGAACACGCCAAATATAAAATATTCCTATCCGCAGAACTTTCAACAAACGCAGAACCAAAAATACTTGTGCCGTTTGGTACTCCTGTAGTCCCCACCAGCAAGTTGCCGCTGGAGTCGATACGGGCGTTTTCTGTATCGTTGGTTCCTAGCAATAGTGGCAAAGCACCTTGAGTCAGCAAAGCTGTTTCTGCGGATGAAGCCCGTAATTTTGCTCTGATTGAGCCGTTTGAGTAAATACCAATTGACGGGGTGTTGTTGGTAGTGGTGGCAAACCGTGCTAGCTCAAGTGTTCCAGAACCAGATACTTCCAGTTTGCTTGCTGGCGAACTCGTCCCAATCCCCACATTCCCGCCAAGCGGTTGTAGCAGCAAGTTGTATGCAGCGCTTCCCCCGCCCATGTTGCGCGACTGAATATAAGTGTCGTAACTTGAGCCGTTCAACTGCAAACCAACTACAGAGCCGACACTATCACCAATAGCAAATACGCCAGAGGCTACTGCATTTGCCAAGGGAGTTGGAGCCGCAATAACTGCATCAGAACGAACATCCAGTCTCACACGAGGACTGCTTGTGGCAATCCCCACATCGCCAGCGGATGTAATTCTCATAGCCTCAACACCACCTTCAGCAAAAGCAATGGTGTCAGCCGCAGGGAAGAAGATGCCGGTGTTGGTGTCTCCTGTGGCTGTGATGGTTGGCGCAGCCGCAGAGCCTGCTGCATGAGATGCAATACCGCCAACAGTCAAGACCTTACCCGAGCCGACATTCAGGCCGACACTTGTACCAGTGCCGTCAGCCGTAAAGATTGCATCAACCAAGTCCAAGTCAGCATTGACCTTCGTCCCCCAGGTGTCTGTCGATGCGCCTACCTCTGGCTTCGTCAGCAGTAGGTTGGTGGTGGTGGTATCTGCCATGCGTTACTCCTAAATAGATGTCCAAGTCTCTGAATTATCAACGATTGCGACCCATGTTTCTGCACTGTCGCTGATCGGTGTGTAAGTTTCTGCGCTGTCCGGTATCGCACCCCAGCCAAATCCAAAGATGATGCCGACAGACCCTGTGGCGCTGTTGCCTGTCAATGCAACAGTGATGACATTGCCAACACTGCCAACTGATCCCGTACCATCAACACCAGTGATCGCTTGGAAAGTAATTACCTCACTGGCCATCGTCTCCACAGCACCCGTGGCGCTGTTGCCTGTGACCGCTTTCGTGCTGGTGACACTGACAGAGCCGACAGAGCCTGTGGCCGTGTTGCCGGTGGCAGCAAATACAAGACTCGGGGTAACGCTGTCAACTGCACCCGTGGCAGCATTGCCGGTGACTGCATTTGTCGAGGATATTGATACAGAGCCGACAGCGCCCGTGGCCGCATTGCCGGTGATGGCAATGGATACAGACAATCCAACTGTGCCGACATTGCCAGTGGCAATCGTCCCGTCCTCTTGGACAGACCTGTCAGCCAGCAAGTTACCAGCCGCACCAGTCGCCTGATTGCCGCTGATAACAACATTGCCTATGCCATAAACACCAAGGCCGTAATAGCCTGACCCATAAGCAGCCATGCTGCTGCCCCTTTAAGCCAGCCGAATCAGGCCGGTGCTGGCATCATTGACGGGCATGGTCAGCGTGAATGTGCCAGCGGTCACTGTCTGTGAGCCAAAGGTGTGGACGCTGACCGCCTTGTTCGACTGAGTGCTGTTGTAGATCAGGACAGCATCAAAGGCCGTGGACAGCGTGACAGCAGAGTAACTGATGCTGGCGCTGGGGGTCACAAACGCTGTCGTGCCGCTGGTGCTTGGGGCAGTGCCAAAGGTCACTGTAACGCCGCCGGCAGTGTAGCCAGTGCCTGTCACTTCGTTGGTAGAACTGTAGGCCGTGGTGGCCGCATTGACAGTGGCGCTGGCCAAGTACAGCGCAGCCTTGAAAGTGTCAGCAGTCGTTGCTGCACGGATAACGCCAGTGCCAAAGTTGTGATGACCGACAAGCAGTTCACCTTTGAAGCTGGTACAGAGGGCTTGAGTGTTAGAAATAATAGTTCCCTTCTTGGGTTGTACCCAATTCAAGTTTGCGATTTTGCCATTTTTTGCCGTTTTTCAAGCAACTCACATGGCTTTGCGTAATTCCAAATTCAACAGCAATTTCTCTTTGTAGTTTATTTGATTTTCTTATGCATTGAACTTGTTCATCTGTTAATTTTGCTCTTCCGTGACGCTCACCAATGCACATTCTTCCCTTGCTCTTTGCATCTTGCATATTTTCCAGCCTAGTCCCCAGCACCAGGTGGTCGGGGTTTACACAGCTTGGTGTATCGCATTGATGCATCACATCTCTTGTGTCAAGCTGACCATTAAACAGACGATACGAAGCCCTATGAGACAACTCATGTTTAAGGGGAGTGCTAAAAAAACCATATCCACTTTTCATGCGAAACGCTGTCCACAACCAGCAACCAGAGTCATGTTTATGTACATGAGACATAAACCTATCAACTTCTGATTGTTTTGGTTTTCCGGCCATGCTTATCCAATCGACTCGGTAATGCCATCAGCAAAAACACCGCGCTTCAGCGCCATGTGGACAGATCGATGCACCAACTCTTCGCCCAGCCAGTACTCGACCCAAGTCGTTGTCTCGGTGTCATTCTCTACAGACCCTTCACGCTTTTCAAGCAGTGACTCGTCCATCTCGCCTTTGGTAGTCGTAATCATATTTATCCAAAAGTCTTTGCACGGGTAAGCAATGC